CAGGATGACGTTTTCATAGTATTCGACAGGCGACTGGCTGAAGAGCTGCGCGTTGATAAGTGGATTGCCCCGGAAACGCTTCACGCCGCCCAGGCTGTTCAGCTCTATCTTGCTGGCATCCCAGATGCCCATCGTCATCAGATCGTGGGTGACCTGATTAGGCAGCTTCACAATCCCGTTTAACCGGTTATAAGCGGTCATCAGCGCATCACCCGCTGAACTCCCCTTCAGTTCACCGATAATCGGCTCCAGCTCAGCAAACAGGGCTTTATTGCTCAGGTTAAAGGCCGAGGTGCCCGCTTTGGCCATAAACTGACGGTACTGGGTGAAATCGACATTGCCGCCTGAAGACTGAATGGCACGGAACGCCGCGTCCATCAGTTCATTAAAACGCTCCGGGCTTTTCAGTCCACCCGCCGTCTCGGTGAAGCGCAGCATATCCATCTGCTTCGCCGTGGTGGCCTCACGCTGATGCTCATCCAGCCCGCGGGAGGCGAAGGTGATACGCGCCAGCACCGGTGCCGCCAGTTTCGCCGCGCGCAGCTGCTCCTCCACAGACTTCATACCGGACTCGCTGAATACCCCCTGCGCTTCCACCAGATATTTCAGCATGTCAGTGGCTGAGGAGCCCCGGACCCGTGTGGTTTCTGCGAAACGCAGTGCTTCATCTGTCGCAGCCTGACCCATGCCGAACTGCCTGAACTTCTCGGTCATGGTCTGGTAGCGGGCAGCTTCATCAACAAAGCCCTTCAGCATTCTGAAACCCAGATAGCCGGTGGCCAGATTGGTCATACCCTCTGAATATGAGCCTCCGCCAGGTGGCCGGCCATTACCGCCGCCATGCCCTGCACCGCCGCCGCCCCAGCCGCCCGGGGGCACGCCATTATGCCAGCCATGCCACCAGCCACCCTGTCCTGAAGACGGAGGCAGTGCGAGCCTCCCGCCAGGGGTGCCATATCCACCGCTGCCACCTGCAGCGGCGGCCCCCGCTGCCAGAACGGGCAGTGTCATGGCTGCACCGTAACCACCCGCCAGCAGCGGGGCATTACGCGAGGCCCGGTTGATACGCTGAGCCTGGTCAGCTATCTCGCGGATGGCTCCGGCATATTCACGCGCGCCGCGTGACGCACCAGAGAACTCATTATTGAGGGAGCGATTGAGTGCCCGAAGTGCGGATGTTGCTTCACGGGCCGCACGGGTCATTGCTTTGATGTTCCTGGTGATGGTGACGAACTTCTTATTCAGTTCAATCGCATCACGGCTCACCTGCAGCAGGTTGCGCGTAATCTGGTCATCCAGCGCCAGCCGCACGGCTACGCGGTAAGCCTGAACATCCATAGGAACCTCGTTTATGGGCATAAAAAAACCCGTCGAAACGGGTTGAAGGCTTCTTGATTTTTGAAAAATTACTTTGGTTTGGGATTAATCGAGCTATAAAAGGCTCACATCAATGATTTTTTTTGAGTTAAATGGCAAATTTAAATCCAAATCGCGCTAATTTTACAACTCAAGCTATGAAGTTAAATTTAAAAATACTGTCATGCTCGAATATTAAAAAACCTGTTAAAGCTAGCAATTATCAGCACATATTTCACCCATGCCCTATGGTAGAATGTTCACCCCCCTCTATCACGCTTGCCAAAAGCATATCCAAGCGCCAAGGTTAGAATTGGGGTGAATATTGACCAAACATCTTTTAATGCAGCTATTATATCTATTTTATCCGGATCGTCTTTGTCGAAAACATAGTGAAAATAGGCAATCATCATGCCTGCACTTAATATAGCACCAAGATAAAAGCAATACTTTAGCGTCATCCATATAAATGAATCCTTTGCATGCTCTCCAGTACCAATTTCATCGGCTATAGTACCTGGCTGATAGCCCCCAAGCGGACCTGACGATGGGACATGTGGCTTACTTTCGTCCTTTAGCGATAATGCACCAGGGTTAAGAGATGGCTGAATATTGTCTTCCATTAAATATCCTCATAAAAAGAATAAGTAGTGGAAGCAGCATTAACCCCTTCATTAGTTTTAAGAATGAAACTCAACCATGAAACATATACTTTTCTATTATTTCGTGATCCAATTTCCATGGGCACTAACATTCCTGATGGCGCGGCAATAAGTTGAACTTTTTGAGCATGTTCCAGAATCACTATACCATCTTCAACTCTGGCAGTAATAGTCTGGTGAGTATGACTGTGTTCTGGTAACGTTTTAGTTATGAGCTTAACACTCAAACCACTTACATTAAACATTATCTCAGACATGCCAGCATCTCCTAAGACGTGATTAAACGTCCCGCTTTCGATTAGTTTTTTCCCGTCGCCAGATACTGATATCAACATTTTTCGACTTTAAGCTTGGTGGGTTTCGTATAATCTAACAAACCATTTTGATATTGCCAACTGCCTTTATTTCCTAACAAGGTGACTCAAACTCAACCCTACGATTGCTTAGGCAAGAGCGTCTGATCCAAGATTTCACCGCAAATATCATGTTGATGTGAGACCTCACACTCAAACGAACCATTTTTTAAGGCGATATGCTTCAAGTGTACTGATATAAGCCAAGTTAGACTTGCTTTATTAAACTGGCTTAAAACACGGCATAATATTTCATAAAACATCTATAGCTTTATGCCGTTAGTTATAGCCTCACCGATCGCTTCCAAGAGCGGGTCAATCTTTCTTACGTAAGCGGGGCCGATGAAAGACCGCGGCGGAATGTGACTTGTTCCGACCTCTTGCCAGAGCCCGATGTCACTTTTGGTTCCGACGATCGCTTCAAGTCCCATGACCTCACTCTGTATCGAATCTCTGAGTTCGCCTGAGCGCAAAAGCGGTTCGTCTTCACTGTAACCCCGGCGAACGCGATCGGCTTTGGTTGATTCTGCCAGCGGTGCCCAGGCATCAAACGGCCCGTAAGCCGGCTGGTACACGCCAATTTCTTCCTTCGCCGTTTCCTCAATCTCTTTGACGATAACGCGGAAACTTACCTCCAGCCCGGTAGCGATTGAGGCTGAGGCAGAAGACAGTTCACGTGCAAACTGCTCAAGGTCCACTACTTACTCTCCTCCCACCTTCGTGTGCTCCAGTTGTAGGTGCCACCCTCGAGCTCGCCGATGACCACACCCATGGCAATGCGCTCATGGGGCATCAGCGCTGTCAGGCCTGGAAAAATCACGCTGAACGGAACCCCGGCTTTCATCAGCCAGCACTGGTTTATAAACCCGGGGTTCTGCGCTAGTTTTTTGCGGCGGTCTCCGTGGCCTCACCATCCCTTCAGTCCAGAGTGCACCGTCGGCATTAAACCGGCGGGGCCGCTGCATATACTGTGCTTCGGCTGTGCGCCGGTGTGAAAACAATGAGGTGCGATGTGATTCATTGTGCTTGTAGGGCCATAGCCAGCCGTCAGGCAGACCATGTTCAATGGGTATCGCATGCGAGTTTTCCGGGTACACCAGCGAATACTGTTCGCTGTTATCAATCAGCACCGGAAGGTTCAGGTGATGCCACTGTTCGCCACTGCCACCGCGCAGCAGGTATCCGCTCAGGTCGTGGTAGTGAATGCGCTGCATGATGACCACAATGGGCGTGGACTCAATGGCCAGACGGGAACGGATGGTTTCGTTGAAGCGGGTGTTGACCCCGACGCGTATGGTTTCGCTGTAGGCGTCGTCTGGCTTTACCGGGTCATCAAGAATCAGACAGCCCTGCCAGCCCTGCTCCATATGCCCGGCACGAAAGCCGGTGACCTGTCCGGCAGCGGACGAGGCATACACCCCGCCGCCGTATTCAGTCCACCACATGGCTTTACTGTCGGCATCGTCGCGCAGCGCCATCGGCCACATAGACTGAAAGGGAGCAGACTTCACGATGCTGCGCGTGGTTGATGAGTTCAGTAATGCCAGGTTGTGGGAATAGGACAGGTGCATGAAGCGGGCACGGCGGTTCAGCGCCAGCCCCCGGCCCATCATGTTAATGGTGGCCAGTTCCGTCTTGGTGTAGCCCGGGGGCACATTGATGATGAGTCGCCGGATGTCGCCATCAATCACCCGGTCCAGCGTCCGCTGTATCACCTGATGATGAGGCGCGACAATCATTCTGCTGCCGCTGCGCTGCTTAAAGAAGTAACGGGTAAAGTAGAGTCCGTCCTCTTCACATTCTATACGGCGTGCAGCGGTCTTAAAATCAGCAGTCGTCATCCTCCAGCATTTCCCGGCGCGCCTGCCGGTATTCCTCGCGTGAAAGCAGCGCAACCTCAAGCGGGCCGCCGTCTTTGCCTGTCAGTGATGTCGTAGCCTGTTCGCGGAATGCCTGCACGGAAATGTGTTTGCCGAGCAGTTCCAGATTCCTGACTTTGTCCGGCCACTTAATCTTTTTCAGGATACCGACCATCTCGCGCTCTTCGCCCTGGCCTTCAAACATCTCAGCCAGATCGAATCCGCTCAGGTATCGGCGCCATGAGGCTGGCCATTGCGATACAGGTTTGATGCGCATGTCATCTGTCATGATGTCGAGCACGTCCATCTGGTCAATCTCGATCAGGCGGTTAAGAACATAAGCAGCATCAATGTTTATTTGTTCGTTACGCTGTAATTTGAGATCTGAAATACGATTCTGAATACTAATCTTTGATAAGTTCTGAGCACCCTGCACGTTCGCGGCCTTTGCACTATACCCCGCCCGGATAGCAGCCTGCGTGGCGTTTAAATCGATGAGGTACTCGCGACAGAACATTTCCTGTTTGTCGGTGAGTGCCATTTAAGCCTCATTTAATAAAATATATTTAGTGAACACTTTGAATCATATAAAGTGAGGTCACGACTAGAAGAAGCATTGAGATGTCTGCTTTTCAGCCAACCCTATGACTTAATTATAAATTTTCATAGTTGCTGATTTGATCACGACGTATGACTTACATAGAAGATTTTATGCAACTTCACAATTTCAACTTCCATTTAGCTTCAAAAAAAAGCAAAATAAATTACGTGAGAAAAATATGGCAATTTCAGGCACACAAGCAAACATCAATAGAACTCTACGAGACCTAGCAGATCTCCAAAAAAAAGTAGCCACAGAGCAAACTAACGAAACAAAGTTGCTTGCTAAGCTCAATCAAGCGAGGATTGCCCTATCGAAAGCAACATCACAAAGCACTATCTCATCTAAAATACGTGAAACGGAGCGTCATCAGAGTGATATTGCCAAATGTAATGAGCGTAAGGCGGATCTAGGAAAGAAAATCTCTGTTAAATCAGCCGACTTAATGCGGTATGAAACTCAACTGGCAAAAGAAAAAGCATCAGAGAGAAAAAAACAGGATGAATTACTGAAAAAACGTGAAAAAGAAGCATTGGCTCACCAAAAGCTCCTCACTCAAGAACTTGAGCGCCAAAGAAAAGCTCTTTATACCCCTCCTGCTACTCTTTCGCCAAGCACTCCGCAACTACCTGTTGTCGATAATGTAAAATATGATGTGTTCATTTCCCATGCGAGCGAAGACAAAGACGATTTTGTACGCCCTTTTGCACAGGCTCTAATTGATAGAGGTATAGCTGTTTGGTACGATGAAATGACATTACGCTGGGGCGATAGCTTGAGGAAAAACATAGATAAAGGACTTTCTAGCTCGCGATTTGGCATTGTCATACTATCGAAAAATTTCATACAAAAACAATGGACTGAATACGAACTCAACGGCCTTATAACCTCGGAAATGAATGGTCAAGGACGAGTGCTGCCAATTTGGCATGAGATTTCTAAATCAGAAGTAATAAAGTTCAGCCCCTCTCTAGCTGATAAAGTCGCTATGAATACATCAACCCAAACTATGGATGAAATCGTAAAAGAGCTTGCGTCTCTTTTGGCTTGAAACCGTTACACCTGACATTATCTTTAATGTGTATAGGCCTCTGGATTAAGGGGCCTTGCTGTCAATTAAACATTGCTCAATGATGTACTGCTGCAACCCGGACATTTGCTTTCGGGCAACTTCGATTCGCTCTCGGAGGGTGAAATGATCCTGTTGAGCGGCGTCAGTAAGACCGGTGGTCAATTTTTCATAAGCTGTCGCCACTACAAGGAGGCGAAATAACCAATGCGACTTATGATGATTACCTGTTAGTCGTGGTAAATCACTTTTTACTAAATTCAACACTATCTGTCGTGCAGTCCAGCATGCCAAAGTATTCCCCGATAGCTGACTGGCCGTTACGCTGAGTAAAAGGGACTAACCAGATATCGTTCCCGAATGTCATCTGCCCATAGTCAATCAGAATCCCATTCTTTTGAGCTGCGTCCTGAGCGTCAGAGAAACTTTTCCATTCAGCCTGGGCTCCGGTCTTGGCACGGATCACCTTAGCCATGATGGTCTGATTATCATAATGCCGGCAGGCTTCAGTCTGGGCGGCATCAACTTTTGAAGGTCTGATCGATACTATCAACAAAATCATTACAGCAAATGCGAGCACTGCCAGAGCTGTAATGGTGATAACTAAAATTTTGACTACCTTTTTCATATGATCCTCATCCTGAGTTCTTTGGATGAGAATCATACCTGATGCATCTTGTAATTATCACGCTGCCTTGCACGACGGGTGCACTGTATTGCTCACATATACTTAATCGCCAGTGCTTTAACATCGTCCTTTGCGGCTTCGCCCAGCAGAGCAACCCCACTTTCAACAAACGCCAGCGCAGCTTCAAAATCATGAACGCCCACTTTGACTTCAGCTGATTGGGGCATCTGCGCTGCTTGGGCAGAGAATCCGGACTGTTCAACGTGTTCGTCATTCATTGATTCTGACATTTCATTACTCCCTTCTTCAGGATGAATAAACTGACCCTTCAGCCAGCTGAGGATGTTCATTTCTGCCGTTCCCGTTCGATTTGCCGGATGGCGGCCTTGTCGTGGTTGCACTGTTCCAGAGCGTTAAGCAGACGCTCATTCAGCTCCAGGCTGTCTCCCCAGGTCAACGGGTCAGGAATCAAAGGTACAGCGCAGTCAGCCAGCAGACTCACCGGTATCGGTACTGGCGGAACCGGTACGGACTTTGTCCCGGTGCGCACGCAGCTGGTCAGCAGCAGGACGAGGCACAGGTTCAGTGGCACAACTGTTATCCATGACCAGCTTGTGAATAACCACCACCCTGCGCTCGCTTTCTTCATTGCCTGCCTGATTTGCACCCTGAGTTGCACGGGCAATGTCGCTGAAGAGGGCTGTTGCCCTGAGGACATTAGTCGCGAGTATCTCTGCTGAGGCTTTTTCCTGTGCCAGTTGCCTGTTCTGCTGGGTGAGCAGCGCTTTCGATAAAGACTGAAGCCTCAGGATGACACCAAGCGCCATGACCAGCAGAAGCAGGCCGGTGATGGTAACGGCACCCCACTTAACGCGGCTAAAGATCATCACTGGTTTCCGCCAGGCAAAGTGCACGCTCGGTTTGGCGGCGGTTCATCAGCCCTTTCCACTTCCTGCCGCCCGCAAAAACCCAGCGGCGCAATTCACTGCATGCACCTGTCGTGTCGCCTGCGTTGAGTTTTTTCAGAAGTGAAGATCGGGAAAAAGCGTCAGTACCGGTGTTATAGACAAAGCTGTAGAGTGCGGCGCGCTGGTAATCGCTGAGAGTAACCGTGACGAGGCTGTTTACGCCTGACTGAACAGGTTTCAGGTCAGCGCGCAGCAGAGCGTCGCATTCCTGGTCGGTATAATTTTTGTTTCTGACAATATCCGGGCCTGTATGACCATCACAGACGGTGAGCACACCGGCGACATCCCGATAGGGAACATAACGACGCCCTTCTAAACCATCCGGACCACCCAGCAGCGTCATTGCCAGAGTCAGGGCACCCGCACCGGCTGCAGCCAGAAGTCTGTTACGCAGCGCAGCGGAAATAGCCATGATTTATTGCGGCTTATTCTGGCAGGTACAGCGCAGCGCCCTGATTTCTGCCAGTGTCGCCTTGCGCCGGTAATACCCGTTGATGACGCAGGTTACGGTTGCAAGACTGATACCGGCCAGAACGCCGACGGCGCTCCACTCTTCCGGACTGAAATAGGTCAGGATGCCGTGGACGATTTCGCCCGCGGATACGCCATAAGCGACACCAGTTGTGAGTTTGCTCATCAGGATTTGCCGCGCAGAATAGGAG